ATATTGGATATACTTTTAATCTAGGTAAAAGATTAGGAGAGCATAGCCAATGGTCAAATACTAGAGAGGGTTATAGAGATCAATTAGTTAAAAAACAATTTACACATTACTCCATCATTCCAATGAATGATATTAAAAAAGCAAGAGAATTAGAGAGTTCATTAATTAAAAAACATCAACCAAAATATAATAAGAATAGTAATTATCATTGGGTATCTACTGGTAAAAAATATATATGTTATAAACCAGATCGTGGTTTTGGTATGCAAGAAACAGAATCTAAAAAAACTATATATACTCTCATGTGTTGGAAAAAAACCAAAAAAAATAGACATTGGAATTACAAAGGAAAAACAAAATGACAAACGAGGGTATGTGCGGAGTTTAATAGAAAGTGTTATTGATGTAGGTTCAGGTCTAATTTTAGCTACATTATTACAGTTATATATATTTCCATTCTTTGGAATGTATCCTACTGTTTGGGAAAGTTTCCATATAGCAGTTATCTTTATGTGTTTCTCTATTATTAGATCTTGGATATGGAGGTTAATTTTTAAAAAGTATGACATATAATACTATGTTTGATGAAATAGATTTAAGCCATAAATTTAGAAAATTAAAAAAAGAAATAAAAAAATTAAAGGAGGAAAATGAAAAAGATAAAAAAACAATAGATTTAATTACAACTGATAATACAATTAAAGACTTTGAAATAACAACATTAAAACAACGAATAGATGATTTAAAACTATCAAATGTTAAAGCTATAGAGGATGTAAAAAAAGAAACTGATAAACTTATGATGGATAAAATCACTTATTATGAAAATAAGATTGGAAAATTAAAAAAAAAATGAAACTAAAATTACTTGATTTATTTTCGGGTATTGGTGGATTTAGTTTAGGTTTAGAATCTACCGGATATTTTGAAACAATAGCATTTGTTGAGAAAGATAAATTTTGTCAACAAGTATTAAAGAAAAACTTTAAAGACATAACAATAGAAAGTGAGGTTAGAAATGTCAAAGGAGAAAAATATGCAACAGACATCATTACTGGAGGATTCCCATGTCAACCATTCAGCGTTGCCGGAAA